GTATACTATAATTGCAGGGAGGGGAACACTTTGAAACGGAAAGACTTGATAGAGCTTTTAAGCAAGAACGGATGGCGTCTGAAACGTAACGGAAGCAATCATGATATTTATACCAATGGTCAAAAAAGTGAGGTAATCCCTCGCCACAGCGAGATAAAGGAACCGCTCGCCAAGGCCATCATAAGAAGGAATAACTTGAAATGACAAAGGAGGAGAGCTTTTTGAAGAATTCATACCCTATTATTCTTACCCCTGATGCGGGTGGATACGTGGTGGAAATCCCGGATTTTGCAATCGGGACCCAGGGCGATTCTATCCCGGAAGCTATGGAGATGGCTCGTGATGCCATCGGGCTGATGGGAATCGACATGGAAGACGATGGTAAATCCCTTCCTATTCCCTCTACACTTGAAAGCGTCTCCAAAGGCCCGGGTGACATTGTCACACTGGTGGATGTTGATTTTACCGAGTATCGTCGGCAAAATGATATGCGCTCGGTGCGGCGCAATGTGTCTCTTCCCTGCTGGCTAAACGCTGCTGCAGAAAAGGCCGGAATAAACGTATCTGCCGTATTGCAGGCCGCTCTTAAGCAGCAACTTCATCTCGAGACATAAACCCTCTTATTTCTGCTTTTCCCCAAAAGGGCGCTAGGGCTTCCTGGCGTCCTTTTTACATGGCTGCTTGGGAGCCGTAAAGGAAAACAGCAAGTGCGCGGACTAGTCGCCCGCGCTGCTTCCAAAGCTGAGTCGTGCCGCAGTTAAGGTCTTCGGCTACGTCTTCATCGTCCAGCCCTTCAAAGTACTTGGCCTCTATCGCTGAATAAAAGGGGTCATCCTTGACATGTGACAGCGCCTTTTCTACCGTGTCTATCTCGTACTGGTCCGCAGCAATGGTGGCTTCCATGTCCTTGATGATTCCATCCAGGATTTCTTCCGGCGAAAGCCTGATGCCGGTGCGGGAGTATCTGACAATGCCCTTGCTGTGCTGGGGCGTGCCGTGTGTGCGTATTTCCTCTAGCTTTTCTTTGTCCTCCTGGAGCTTCTCTCGGAGAATGGGGAGAGCATACAATCTGCGCTCTGTGGCCTTGTATGTATCTTTTGCCATTGCGGCCCCTTGGATTCGTCCTGCATTTACAGCCTTTTGGATAAGCTCATCCCAATCAGGCCATGTATTTTTCCCCATGGTAATCGCCTCCTTTTCCTTATGGGGATAGCCTCCCCTTGTGGGGGGGAGGCTTGCATTTAGTCCATGAATGGTGTCCCGGTATAGTCGCCGGCGTCCTCAAATCCTTGGTGATTGTGGGGGGCTGTCTTCAAAGGTTGCACTTCTTCCGCCACACACTCGGATACAGTGCGCTTTATTCCCTGCTTGTCCTCAAAGGACCGATTTTGCCAGCTTCCAGCCACAGCAATCCTATCTCCTTTGCACAGATACTTGGCGCAGTATTCTGCCGTGTGCCTCCATGCCACGATGGTGATAAAATCCGTCGTGCGGCTGCCGTCCTTGTTCTTTCTGCTGCGGCCTACGGCCAGCCCGAATGAGCAAGTTGGTATGCCAGACGCTGTTGTTCTCAGCTCGATGTCCTGGGTAATATTCCCTACGAGTACGACTTTATTCATGCCTTTTGTATTCCTCCAAAATGATGTTGTATAGCCTAACGTATGCCCTGCAAAGAGTGTCGAGCTTTTTCTCTTCTTCTTTTCCCTCTTTGGTAATATCTATTGCCTTCGCAAGGGAGAATGGACGTATATCGGATTTAAAAACGGGTTCCTCCATGGCGTTTCGCTGCTGCCGTATCATGTCGTTTATATCATCCAGCAGCCGTAGGTCTTGCATGAGCTGGTAAAGCCCACCTGGCACTTGCGGTTTCGTCTTTTCCTCCATGATTACCTCCTAGTCTAGTATGAGCAGTATCCCTGCCCTGCCAATGGGCACACGGTACGGCGCCAACTCCGCAGGGGTTGCGTGCTTGTGCCCGAAGTGCCCTTTCATGTCCCTCCAGACTTGCCACGGTACCCGGAATACCTCTCCAGTGTGGAAGCCTGCGACTACAAAGCAGATGGCCCCTGCCTTCATGTGCTCGTCAAGGCTGGCGGCCTGGTCCTGGGTCACTCGGTCTTGGTCGATATGGTCTGACGCTGTGAATTTTGCCTCGAATACCACGGCCCTGCCGCCTTTGAGCGTCCCCTTGTAGTCGGGCTGCGCCGCTTTCTCGAAAAATGCAATAAACTTGCCGTTGCCTAGGTCTTTGGTGGGCCGCATTGGCTCTGGGGTCTTTTCCACAATCGCCAGCCCCTGCTGTTGATAGTACTTGAGGGAGGCGTCTATGTAGCTCTCAAATCTTTTTCCTTGCGCTCTGGCAACTGCTCCCCGGTACTGATTTACCGGGTTTTTCTTTGGCGGCGGCCGGTATGGGCCTCGCATTGGCAATCCCCTCCTTCTCGGTATGTCATGCTGAGCTGGTGCTCCCTTACCAGCTTATCTACCACCTTGCCAAGATTGGTGTACCCGGCCATCGCCGCAAGCTGGGTAAGGTGGTAGTAGGTCTGCGGCGTCACCTTAATGCTCAGGTGCTTGAGTGGCTGCTTCATTTCCCTCCCCTCCTTTTAGGGCACCATGGGGGAGAGGTCCTTGAATAACGTCCCGGAACGTGGCGGGCCGGGCGGTCATCGTATCCCATCGTGTCCCAGCCGATTTGGCAGGAAATCGCAGTGCCGCGGCGGCCCTGGGGCGTTTCTTCCCGGTGCTCGCATTCTTTGCAGTGCGGGATGGTTACCTTGGCCTTGGGAAAATCCTGCATTCCTTCCGGCAGCTCTTGGATGAGCTCATCTCCCCAGATAGGCTTGAGGCTGTCCTTCATGAAGACCGCTGTACCCGCCTCCCGGGCCTTTCTGACGATAGCCTCTACCCATTCTCGCTGCGGCTGGTGCTTCTTGCTTCTAGGCCCTGTCATGGCCCCGGTGATTACCCATCCGACACGCTCAAAGGGATTTTCGTCCCCGGTGGCGTCGGCGCTGAATGGCTCTAAAAGAGGCTCGACGCTCACAAAGGTGTTTGCTTTGTCCCAGAAGAAGAACGGCATATCCGGGCCTGTGATGGTGGTCCCGTACCAGAAGTTCGGTGCCAACGGCAGCCTTCCGGCATTTGCAAGGTCGCAATACCGCTGGGGGTACTTTGTCAGGAACATATAGGTGTGCTGCGGAGCCTTCTGGCAGGCTGCGAATACCTGCTCAATCCATTCATCGGGTACCCAGTATCCGAATAGGTCCCCCATGCTACAGACAAACACCCTGCGTGGCGTAATGCTCTTTGACGGCTCATCAAGCAAATACTTGTGGAAGGTAGGGGAGAAGCCTTTGGGGTATGGTGTGGGCCTTCCGCTTTGCAACATGATAGCGTGCTCTGTCTCATAGCACATAACGCCTTTGCTGTCGAAAGCGCGTGTAGGCTGCTCTATTGGCTTCTCATCAATACTGGGGGCAAATCTCTGTGTGATGCGCCTGGCATAGCAGTATGGGCACCCGTGGGCGCATCCACTTATGGGATTCCAGGTGAAGTCCGTCCACTCGATTTTTGACTCATTGAAGCTCATTGAGGGTCCTCCTTAGTTTCCTGAAAATCAGAAATGAAGTCAAGGGAAGAGTACCTCTGCCCCCAGTCCAGGATATACTGAATATCTGCTGCTTCGGAGAATGAGCCCGGTAATCCTGTGCCGATGTAGTAATACCATTTGTGGTCGTAGGGGTCGTATTTTTTCACGATACCCACAGCGGCCATTCCTCCTGTATGGAGCCATAGTACGTCCATTTTTTCACCTTCTTTTGTCAGGGTGCTATAAAGTCTTTCCATCTCTTCACGTGCTCGAGGTTGCTGGTGTCAATGACACTCACGGGGTCATAGCCGAAGTACAAGATGTTCTCCTCCGCCCACTCGTAACAGGCCTCGGCCTCCTCCAGCGTGTCGAACTCCAAGAAGCAGGTGGTGTAGAGCTGGTACAAATAGGCTTTCCCGCGCTGCATCTTACCCATGATTCCCGCATGAAATCTGTCTTGGGCCTCTTGGTACCAGGAAGGGCCCTCCATAGGCCACTGGTCGAGCTCAGGGGAGCGAACCCACCACTTTGCACCAGGGATATGAGGGGGGGATTTGAGTGCTGGACTTTGTACGTCATGGGAGAGGAAGAAAACAGCTGAGCTTTCATACGGCTTCCCTTCCGGGTCAATATCCAGGTCTTTGCCCTCTAAAATATCCTTGAACTCCATATATGGGATTTCCCAATTTGGTGAGGCGCTCAGCTTTTTATAAAGGGCGAGCACCTGCTCCTGGGTCATGTCAAAGGCTTCTTTGGGCCAAAGTCTAGCTTTTCCGTCCAATACACCCGCAAACCACCATTCGCGGTCATCGAAAATTACGGTTTCTCCTGGCTCTAATTCGAACAAGAATTTTTGCTTAATGTTTTCCATTGGTCCCCTCCTTTGGTGGTTCAGGAAGTGGCATCCAGTGGGTGACGCGCATATAACCTCCGCCTTTCCTAATTGCTGGTGCGTAAATTCCTTCCTCTCCAGACATTCTAAACATGTGATTGCGATACCCGGACGTTACCGCCTTCCCATTCGTAAACAGCACCATACCGTCCGACTCCTCCGGCAGCCTCTCCTCCACAGGAATCCACCGCATTTGCTGGACTTCCTCTGGGGCGAGTCCGGTGTCTTCGTAGGCGGCGAGGCGGTCTATAATCTCTTGTGTAACGACTGGGCATGGAGAGCTCCCATAGTTACACAAGGCAGTCCACACTCCATCAACCTTTTTGGTAAACCGTTCCATGCTCATTCCTCCTTTGCTACAAACTCATAGTAATCGTGGTTTGTGTCGCAACCAAGTTCGTGCGCGCATCCCTTAATCCCTCTGTACCACTTACAGCCAGCACATGGTGCAAAAAACTTGAGTTGTCTGATTGCATCGTCCCTCTCCCTCCTGAGCCTGTCGTTCTCGGCCTGGAGAGCTTTCAACCCTTCTATGGCACAGTCTATTTCTCGGTCTGGTTTTATTCCATCCCAATTTTGCAGCCGTTCAATCAGCTTTTCAATCTCCATCAGGATTCCTCCACTGTTTCGATGTAGACTATAATCGCTTTCTTCCAAGGAAGCGCATCGTAGATGGGGCGGTTTTCGCTTTCAAGGTCCGGCAGTTTATCGAAGTCGTCATAAGAGAGGTAATCTTCAAGGGTTCCAAATACATCATCGTCGCTCTTAAAGGCGGTGCGTTCTGCGCGTTCGCAAATGAGAAATTCATCCACGCGAGACATGCCCCAGCTTGCAAGCCAATATCCGCTATCGTCCCCGCAGATTTTGCCGTCCACCACTGGTACCACGGGCAAATCTGGGTTTTCCTTCATCAGCCGGAAAAGTTCATCCCGGTTCTGCCTCTCTCGTTCTGAAATCATGGTGTTTCCTCCTCTCCCTCCGGCGGTTCTCTAAACTCACCGGATTCAATCCGTTCCACAAAAATATCAGTGACATCATTCCCGTAATCCAATTCTTCAAGGCTGAATCCGTCACCACAGCGCAAGTTTTCTGGGGTATACCCTCTGCCTTCAAAGTATTCATCAACCTGTCTTATGATCCTTGAAGCCTCCGCATGTAGCTTTGCGGCTCTATGCATCTTTTGCCGGATGTATTCTGGGACTTTCATTTTTCCTCTCCCTCCGGTGGGCTGTATAAAAGTGTGGATTTCGACCTCCAATTATCCCGCCCATAGAAACATCCCAGCAACTTATACCCCATATTCTGCATGGCCTCCCTGCTGTTTTCTCCAGAAGTCAAAATCGAGGCAAGCTCTGCATTTCCGTGGCCGCAACAGGAGGCAATGGTATGCACTCCCATAGACTTCAAATACAAGAGCTCCTCTTCTAGGCATAAATCACAAAAGAATCCAAAACGAGTTGTTACAGCGCATTTATATTCTCCTATTTTACTGGCTCTACAAAAAGCCCTTGCCAACTCCTCGGTAGGTGCTTCAATTTTGCCCATCTCAAAGAGGGCTTGAATGTTTTCGTTCATGCCTCTCCCTCCGGCGGGCGGCGGTAAAAATTCCCTTTAACTTCTCCGAAATTGTAATAAACTCCATTCCAGGATATTATCATCCCTTTTCTTGCCAGCACCCATCCTTGAACCCAATCCCACCAAACAGGCGTTGGTTCGATCATTAGGCTAACTTCTTCCAAGGTCAGCGGCTCGTTCGGCTGGGTGAGGGTGGGCATTGCCTGGATATCATACAGCACCTGATCCAGCAGCCAGGACGCCGTTTTGCTGCCCCGGATGATGTCCGTATCCAGCAGCCGCTCGATCCTCAGCAGTTCGTCGCCATCAATCGGTCTCGCCATTGTTCAGCGCCTCCAATTCTTTTTCCAAAGTAGACAGCCGCGCTTCGTCCGTCTCGATAAACATAACGTCGCTCTGATATTTTGCATCTTTACTAGGTGTTGATCTCCACCCTGCACCACTCCGGCAGGTTGGCCCGCACCAGGGCCGTGGCAAAGGGAGGGGGCACAGCGTTTCCACACCTGGCCACCTGCTTGGTTTTCGGGTACACCGTCCCGGTGTAGTCCCGCTCGATCTTGTAGTCCTTTGGGAACCCATTGGCCATATATAATTCCCGTGGCGTCAGCATACGCAGGCCAATGTCCGCCATAAAATAGGCTGTCCCGCCGATCTCGAACAGGATCACGTCCTCCGGCCCCAGGTGATAGCCGCAGTAGGTGTTCAGCAGGTCCCGGATCTCCGGCCAGTGTTTCAGGTCCGCGCCCGGCTCTGCCTTTTCCGCCGCGGTGGTGACGACGCCGAAGTGGCCGCCGCTGGCCGTGATGGTCTGCACCGGCTCCGACACGGGGCCGCCCAGGTTGGTCCCTTTCATCTTGACCAGGTGGGTGGCCGCCAAGGCATTGTGGTCCACGGCCGTGACGGTGTGCAGCGGGTCTGAAATTTTGGACCAGTCCCCGGTGTATGCCCCTCCGTAGAACTTGGCCAGGTTCGCCGCCAGAACGCCCTCCCGGTCCTTTGCGGTGACGGTGTGGAGGGGGTTCGCCGTTCTCTGCCCTCGGAAGTCCCCGGCATGGTTTACCACCACCAGAAACGGGTCCGGCGCCTTGATTGCGAACTTGTCCACGCCCCGGATCACCCGCCGCATGGTGTTGGGGCGGAGTGGGCGCTGGGCGGACAGGCCGTATTTCTCCCGGATGGCCTCCCGTGTGTCAAAGATGGAGGGGCAGGGCAGGCTCCAGTCTATGATTTCCGCCGCGCTCCTCCACGGCTTTTTCTTCCCCTCCTTGACCTCCTGGCTGTTCGCCGGCGCGTGGGTCGGTTCCGGCCACACAATGGGTTCCCCGTCCCGCCTTGCAATCAGAAAAAACCGCTTGCGCGTGGTCGGCGCTCCGTAGTCC